CTCCACCGCAAGACCACGAAGTTCTTCCGCAATCGCTTTGATATAGGTGTAGGAGTTGACATTCGCACCTGCTTTGATTCTCGCCGACGCACAGATATTTAGATAGTCGATGAAAATAATATCTGGACGAAAGTTTTTCTTCAACGCAAGATCGTTGATCAATGCACGAAAGTGAGCAGGATTGGCAGAGGCAGTTGGGTATTCCTTGATGATCAACTTACCCTTGACCTTCTCTTTGAGTTTACCCATGCGTTTCTCATACATGTCTTTCGGCATGTTCATGAGATCATCAAGAGAGACATTCAGAAGATTCGCATCAATACGTTCAGCGATCTTCTCTTCAGCCATTTCAAGAGTTATGTAAAGAACGTTATAGTTCTGAACCAAGCAACTAGCAGCCACATGGCACATAAACAGAGACTTGCCGACGCCAGTACCTGCAAGAGCAATGTTAAGGGTCTTTTGCGGCAGTCCTCCTTTAGTAATTTTGTTGAAGTATTCAAGATCGAAGGGGATTCGTTTCTCGATACGATGATAGAAATCATACCGATCAGCGTAATTATCCAAAAAGTCGTGACCAATGTGAGGATCGAAACTAACCCCCAGAGCATCAGACAAAAGAGTAGGAATGCTTCCTTTGCCCCTCGCTTCATCTTTGCCATCAAGAATCTGAATTGAGTCCATGATAGCATTATAGATTGCTTTTTCTTGGCAAAACTTTTCTGTAGTGTCAAGAAGCCATTCGAGTTTTTGTTCTGATTTGTCACTTGCTACTTCCTTCAGCAGTTCTAGTGACTTATTTAACTCAATCTCTGTGAGTTTCGTTGACTCTTTTAGACTAATTTCAAGTGCTGCGGTCGGAGGCAGACTGTTGTATTTCAGAATGAACGCCTTTATTTCGTCGAACAGTTTTCTTTCGTGGCTTTCGGTCAGGTACTCCTTCTTCAGGAATGGCAGAGCCTTCCTCATAAATGTCTCGTTCCGAATCAGATTCGACAAAATCAAGTTTTCCGTTTTCATTCTGTTCCTTCTCAGCGTTTTTGATAGCCTCATAAATCATACTACGCATTACGTTTTGAGTAAAGCGTTCAAATTTATTAGACTTCACATTACAATTGTTTACATTTGAGATGATATCATAATCGAATGTCAGCAATCCATTTTCACCAACTGTGACATTTTTATATTCAACAATCACACCTTCATATTTCTTCAAAAATTTGACAGCGAATGAACCAGAATCTCCATTCAAATCAAGAAAGAAAGTATAATGTTTGTCAAGTTGTATATACTTTGTTGCGTACCAAAATTGTACCTTGGCAATGAGATCTTGAATTTTACTCATGACCATCGTCTACAACCTCATCAATCAAATTGCCAGCCACTGCTGCACTGAACTGATAGTTACTGCGTACCCATTCTTTGAATTTCTCATCGGCAAGAATGCTATCCCAGAAATCAGCACATTCAGTATCAGCCAAACGCCACTTCTTACTATCAACTTCACCAGTTGCAGTATTTACTTTGGCATACCATCCAACGTTTGGCTTAATAACATGACCTGACTCAAGAGCGATATCAAGGAGCCCACTATACTTGCTAATACCACCATCGAAGCGCACAGTAACAGGAATCTTCGCCTTTTCCCGTACATAGCGAGATTTTTCCACATTGATGATAAAGTTGTAACCAATGAGATCTGTGCCATCTTTTTCCTGCTGCCTCCCCAAAATATAAATGTTATCAGCCGAGTAATAGGAACCTGTTCCGCCACCAACAATATCCTTGGGATACAAACCTATTTCCTTATAGGTATGATTTACTACGACCATAGGAATGTCTTTTAGGGTGAGGTGTGGCGTCACCATACGGAACAGGGATTTGATTTGCTTGGCGCGACTCATGTCAGCGACCGACTTACCATCCATCGCATCTTCAACTTCTTTCTTCGAAGCCAAGTTACCAATTGAATCAATTACGATCATGACTCGCTCGCCACGTTCAATGTTGCTCAACTGCTGCATAATATCAAACTTCAATTGCTCAACATCCGTGATTGGAGTATGAACAACTCGATCAGTGTCGATACCAAAAGAAGTGAAATAGTTTTGTGGAGTGCCGAACTCAGAGTCGTAGAACAGAACAACTGAGTCAGGATACTTTACTTGATATGCCTTTGCCATCAAGAGACTGAATGCAGTCTTGAAGTGCTTACTCGGACCAGCCCACATGGTGAGACCAGGAGTGAAGCCTCCATCAAGATCACCAGAGAACGCAACATTCACTACAGGAATGCTGGTCTGAATCATATCCTTCGCAGCAAAGAACTTAGACTTGGCAAGAATCGCAGTGTCTTTGATTGTCGTATTCTTCTTTAGTTTTTCAAGCAAACTCATGTGTATTTCTCCGTTTGGGGACTAATCTATTATAAAACATTTTATTCAAAAAAGCAATCCAGCGAATCAACTTTTTCACTTTGCCAATCAATAGCAGATAAAATGATATCAAGAGGCTCAAGAAATGACTTATCAAATTGTAAGTCATAATCAATATATTGTTCAGCACCCAGTTGCTTTGGTAAACCAGATAAGAATGCAAGAGTGTTGTTGTTGAAGATATTTGGTTGCTTGAGATAAACAAACTTGATCTTCTCACCCTCTTGAATTTGCTGGTATCGTTTTGTGAGATTCAGTTCACGCAAGAAGTGATTGTAGACAAGAGCACCCTTCACGTGAATTGGTGTGCCTTTCTTGAAGATGCTTGCAGAATCACCATACTCACCAAGACCATTTACCGATCTTGGGAATGAAATATCTTCAACAGGCAATTTTCTGAACTCTAGACGAAACTTGTCAATGAACTTATGCAAATCATCTTGACTCTGAGTCATGATGATATTGATTGCTTCTTTAATCTTCGCACGACAAGCAGACGGCGTAGAAGATTTGACAGCCTCAAGACCCATGATCTTGAGTTTAGGTTTGGCATACGCTACACCTTCGCTGTTATACACGTTGAGAATATATCGTTTCTTCGCAGTCCAGATTGCTTTGTCTGCAAGAGACTCACGCTTCATTTCCATACGCTGTTGATATGCATTGACATATTCTTTCAGTTCTTCATACGATGCATCAATGAACGGCTGGATCTTATCATCGCAAACCTTATCCATAAACTTGATGACTTTTTTAGTATCATCAACATTTGGATACAACTTCTTGACCAACGGACCCATATTCAAATAGATCGAATCAGTATCCGAAGCAATCACATAATCTTCATCTTGAGTCTTGAGAAGTTTGTTCATATACTCGTTGATCTTCTTTTCAATCCAACGAATAGACAACTGACCTGCTGTAGTAATGCCCTCGGCGATACGAATATCAAAGAAGCGGAAGTATTGATTGCCAAGTGCACCGTAAGCAGAGTTTAGCGTGACTTTCTTTGCCAACTGAAGATTGTTATATCGCGCGACTTGTTTCTCGAGATACTGCACTTGATTCTTATCTTCAAGAACAGTTTCGATTTTCTTCTTGGCTTCAATTGCCAACTTCTTATAGCGTGTGCGGTCTTTGTACATGCTATCCATAATCTCAGGCAGAACACCTTGACCCTTGTTCACATGAAACAGCTGACCGTTTGGCGTTACAGTTACACCAAGATCTTTTAGAATTGCAGTGTCAACTTCTTGATTGAGTAGATTTTCAACGTTGGCATTACAGTTCTGAATAAAGCCACGCATGTTATCAGTATACTTCGTTGGTTCAATCAAAGTCTCCATCGAAATGTTATACTGCATGATCAAGTGCGGATACAGACTGTTCAAGTCAAATGACGCAACCCATTCGTGCATGCCAAGGATCGGGTCTTTGACATACGCACCTTCATACTGCGAACTCTTTGATCCCTTCTTCATTTGAGGGATGACAATCTTTTTCTTCAACAAGTAATTGTAGACAATCGCGTCCCACATACGAACCTGCGTGAACACATCATCGTAGTTTACTTTGTTGTCATAAGCAAGAGTCAACGCCAACTCAATCAACTTCATCTTGTCTTCGAGTTTCTCGACCAACTCGACATCCTTGATGTTATACTCAATGAATTTTTGATAGTCGTGCTTGTAGAGTTGGTGCAGCGTTTCGAATTCAGAGTAATCTAATTTCTTTTCACCCAACTCAACGTGAGCAATATTGTCTAGTCTGTACGACTCTTGCTGTGAATAAGTAAACTTGCGATAGAGTTGAATGTAATCAAGAATTGCAATTCCAGAAATATCATAGAACTGCACAGGACGATTCATCATCACAGTATCGCGTTTGCTGATACGATTCCAAGGAGAAAGTTTCTTGGCTTCATCTTCACCAAAGAGTTTGGTGATACGATTCGCAAGATATGGAATATCGAATTGCTCGACGTTCCAACCAGTGACTACATCTGGATGCCATCTTGTCCATAAGTCGAGGAATCTTCGTATAAGGTCGGACTCATCGCGACACTTTGCATAGTGCACGTCGTCACGATGCTTGTTATAATCGCCGCAACCAAACACAAAATAATTACCCTTGACTTTGATAGAGATTGCTGTGATTGATTCGTTTGCATCTCTTGGTTCTGGAAATCCGTTTTCGGATCCAACTTCGATATCAAGATAGGCAATAAGTATTTTACTGACATCCCAAAGAATATCGTCAGGATACTCATCAGCAATATAAGCATACTCATAGCGATTATTCCCA